ATCGAAGGTCTGCGGGGCCGGGCGACAGGGCTTGTTTTCAACTTGCAGCCGCATAATCTGATCACAGCAAAATGGCTGTTAGAACAGATGCAGGCAGATAAAATCAAATTTATTCAAGCTTCCGCTGGTGTAGATACGTCGTATTCCCAGCAATCCGCAGATGCATTTGCGTTTGTTTTCTCCGGGATCACGGCCAATCGTCAGAAGATTACCTTGGCTGCGGAGATACATAACAATCGGGATCGCGTAACGGCATTGGCACCTAGCGATATTCCGCCGCTGTTGATCGCATTTCTCGAAAAATACCGGGCGCTCTTCGGACTGTTCGCACGTAACGTCTTTATTGATTCTGCGGACGAGGCCACAATCATCGAATGCCAGAAATACAAGCGGCTGCACGGAAGCATCTATGACTTTGTGCCCGCGTGGAAAAAGACGAAGATTATTGACCGTATCAATCTGCAATCCGGATGGATGGCGAGTGGGTATTTTCTACTGGTGGAGGACTACTGTAAGCCTGAGATTGACGAACTGAACACCTACAGTTGGAAGGAAGACAGGGATAACGAGCCGGAGGACGGCCACGATCATGCGATTAACGCCGATCAGTATTCGTGGCTGCCCTACAAAAACCGGATCGGGCGAGGAGGAACGCATCAATGAGTAAATTTGGGGAGAAGGTGAAAAGTATGCTTCGCAATTGGCTGCAAATTCAGCCCGCGGCGCAAAATAGCATTGTTCTTCAGGAACCGCTGAGCCATCAGGCTTCGGTGATTCGCAATCAAATCTGGTATCGCGGAGAGGCCGCAGAGCTGGAGCAGTTATATAAGCAGCTCGGCGCACAGGACGGCACGAACGCAGCGCGGTTTTGGGCAGCAGTTCCAAGCAACAACCTGAAGCTGCGAAAAATTCACAGTGGTCTTCCTGCAATCCTTGTGGATACGCTTGCCTATCTCGTTAAATCGGATATGGACGACGTTAAGTTTAATCGGGACGCAGGTAAGCAAGCATGGGAGGATATCACGCAGGAGCTGGATTTTCAGGATGCGGTGGGTAAAGGCATTGCCGGCGCGCTGAAATCGGGAGACGGGGCCTGGAAAATCATGATCGACGATCCGAAGGATCCGGAAGCTTCCCCTTACCCCCACGTGGAGTTTTACGAAGCCGACCGTGTGGAATACATTCACAAAAACGGCCGGATCACAGGAATATGCTTTTGGACGACTTACCGGGAAAAACACCGGGAATACCGGCTCTGTGAAACCTACCGCAAAGGCAGTGTCAGCTATGCGCTATTCGAGGGCGAACACGAGGTATCGCTCGACTGTGTTCCAGAACTCGCAGGGTTGAAACCGGTCGAATTTGATGGCGGCTTCATAATGGCCGTACCGCTGAAGTTCTATGATAGCCCCAAGTTTTCCGGGCGGGGCAAGGCGATCTATGAGAGCAAGCTTGACGATTTCGACGCGCTTGATGAGGTTATCAGCCAATGGTGGGATGCGATCCGTGCGGGCCGTGTCAAGAAATACATTCCAAGAGATCTTGTTCCCACCGACCCTAAAACTGGCAAGATAATGCGGATGAATGATTTCGGAAGCGAATATATTGTGACGGAATCTGCGTCCGGCGAAAATGACACAAGCAAAATCGAAATGGTCCAGCCGGAAATTCGGTATGAAGCGTTTTTGTCCTCCTATCTTGCCGCTCTTGATATGTGCCTCCAGGGTATTGTCTCACCGGCCACCTTGGGCATCGATGTGGGAAAAAGGAGCAGCGCAGAGGCACAGCGGGAAAAAAAGGACGTCACAGGCTATACGCGCAATACGATAACGGGCGTGCTCGAAAAGGTACTGCCGCAGCTCATCCGTGTAATCCTGACGACTTATGATCTCATGCGAGGGGAGGCCCCTGGCGTTTATAATCCGTCTGTCGGGTTTGGAGAGTACGGCGCGCCGTCGTTTGACGCCCGCGTTGAGACGGTTAATCAAGCCGCTGCGGCCGCCACCATGAGCATCGAAACGCAGGTTGATCAGATGTGGGGTAACAGCAAAGACGCAGAATGGAAAGCCGCCGAGGTTGCCCGTATCAAAGCGCTGCGTGGAATCGAAGAACTTTCAGAACCGTCTATCGGCGGAGGGTTGCGGGATAAGTTGCCCACTGAGGCTGTGGTGGTATGACGTGGCAGCAGATCGCCCGGTTGTTTGAGGAAATGGAATTGCGGCTGATTGCATCTCTCGCTCGCAATCTTGCCGGGCACAAGGAGTGGGAACAAAATGAAAAGTTTCGCTGGCCTGCTTGGCAGGCACTCAAAATCCGCAATCTGGAGCAGTACCGCAAGCAAAACAAGGCCCTAATGGAAGAATACCGACCCGTAATCGACGAAGCTACAGAGCAGATGCTCCGTGAACAGTTTGATGAGGGTTGGGAGCAAACGCAGCAGGAACTGATTGAGATTGATCCGGAACGCGCGGAGCAGTCCATCCAAGACGATCATTTCTTTGGAGTGAATCACCGTCGCCTGAACTCCCTTATTGATGAAATCCAGACGACGGAATCCCGTGTGGAACGCGCCGCCCTACGCACGATGGAGGATGCTTACCGGCAAACGATTTCTCGCGTGGAATTGTCTATGTCAGCAGGGGCTATTACCCTGCCGCAGGCAATCGATATGGCGGTGAAGGGCTTTTTAGCGCAGGGGATTTACTGTGTGGAGTATAAAGACGGGCGGCGGGTCAACATTGCCGACTATGCGCAGATGGCCCTGCGCACCGCTGCAACCCGGTCTATGCTGTTGGGCGAAGCGCAGCGCCGGGCTGAATTCGGCGTGGATACGGTACTGGTCAGCCAGTACGGCGCCTGCTCAGAAACGTGCCTGCCCTGGCAGGGCAAGGTATACATTGATGATGTTTGGGGCGCGTGGGCAGGAGAGCGTAGCGGCGACCGGGGTTTGAGCAATGACGGCCATTGGTATATGCTGCTCTCCGTTGCGGTCAATAAAGGGCTGTTCCACCCAAACTGTCGGCATACGCTGATGACATGGAGGCACGGCGACCCGATCCCGCCGCCAATGGATGGGGATAAAATCCGAAAAACCGCCGCCTTGGAACAGCAGCAACGCGGGCTGGAACGCGCGGTGCGCAAATGGAAGCGTATGGCTGAAGGCACGCTCGACGAAGTCCAGAAGAAAGCGTGTCAGCAAAAGGCGCGGGAGGCACAAAAAAACGTTCGGGAATTTATCGGAGAACACGAGGATATGCTACGCAGGGATTATTGGCGGGAGAAAACTTATGGAATCCCGTTGGAAAAATCCCAAAAAGATGCTATACTAAACGCAGAAATCAAACGAGATGCAGGCATCCGCGGCGTGCTCCACTTAGATCTGGAGCCGATCGAGATCGAAGCGCTGCAATTTGACGATGAACATATCAATTTACAGCGGAAGCACAGTATTACGCAGGAACAGGCGCAGGAAATGATCAAAAACGCAAAGGCTTCCGTCACCGTCTGGAATGGCCGGTTTGAGCGATATTATTCCGATCAGGGCGTTGTATATGTGGATCGGGAGAAGCAAGCCATTCGCACGGCTTTTGGGCCGGAAGAATTTGACGATAAGGTGAAAAAGATACTGGAGGTGTTGAAGCGGTATGGAAGATAAGGTGTTTTGCCCGCTGGTGGGAAGAGAAATCGAAATTGCCGTATGCTTTGATATCTGCATGGTTGTTGACGACGGCGCGCCGAAGTGGACGGCGCCAGAAGAAGCTTTTGCGGTTGCCGAATTTGAAAATATCTGCTCCAAGTGTCCAAACCACAGGGACAATTGAATTATTCTGTGCTTTATGAGCGCTTGCCATCCGGCAGGCGCTTTTTCATGTCCATTTGAAGGAGGTGAGGACAATGCCAAAGCGCAAGGGAGGCGGGCGGAAGCCCTGCTAAATTTGCCCGCAGAAATGCGGGTCATTTTTATGCCCAAAACGTGCTGCAAGGCGTAAAACTTTGCAAGGATAACAGCCGACAGGCTATAAAAGGAGCGATATGCAATGTTGAGAACCACCGTACAGAACAGCAAAACCTTTTTGAGGCCGCAGCTCCAGTTGTTTGCGGAACCGGCTCCCCAAGTGAATCCCGACAAAAACCCGAACAACCAGATTCCGCCCCCGGCCGATCCTCCCGGTGGAGGGACAGAGCCCAATCTGCCAAAAACACAGGAGGAGCTTGACGCTCTGATCAACACGCGTCTAAAACGCGCAGAAAAGGACTGGCTCAAAAAGCAGAAGCAGGCCCAGCAGCCACCCGCTGCCCCTCCGTCAGCTTCTCACGCAGAGGGCGAGGGTGAGCCTGCCGAGGACAACAGCGCTGCCCTCCATCGGGAGATTGTCGAAACCCGCGCGCAGCTTGCCGCATACAAGGAGGGTATAAAACCCGAAGCAGTGGAGGACGCAGTGCTGCTTGCCATGCATGCTGTCGAAAAATCGGGGGATGAACTCGACGAGGACGCCGTTGCAGAAGCGTTGAAGGAAGTCCTCAAGCGCCATCCCGAATGGAAAAAGCAGGACGACCAGAAGAACAATTCCGGCGGATTCCGGGTAGGAGCTGGAGGGAACAAAAATCATCCAAAGACCGATGACGATGCGCTCGCTGCGATCTTTGGCAACAACTTAAAATAGGAAGGATGATGACCAATGGCTGTATACGATTACGCCGAAACCTTTGCGCGCCAGCTCGCGCAGAAGTATGCGCGGGAGCTGTGCTCCGATGCGCTTACCAAAAGCAATCCTGGCGTGCAGTTTATTAATGCACAGACAATCAAATTGCCTCGCATGTCCCTGAGCGGCTACAAGGACCATATCCGCACGCCCGGTTTTAACGCTGGCACCATGTCAAACGACTGGGAGCCGAAAAAGCTCACCCACGACCGCGACGTGGAGTTTTACATCGACCCGATGGATATCGATGAGACGAACCTCGTCATGTCCGTCGCCAACATCCAGACGACTTTCGAAGAGGAACAGGCAATCCCAGAAAAGGATTCCTACCGCTTCTCTAAGTTACATGCGGAGTTAAAACAGTACAGCGTAACCCCAGATTCCACCGAGATCACCACGCAAAGCATCCTCGAAATGTTCGATGAGTATATGGCGAAGATGGATGAGGCTGGCGTGCCGACAGAGGGCCGCATCATTTACGCAACGCCTACTGTGCGCAAGATCATCAAGGAGGCCGAGGGCATCCAGCGTGTGATGAGTGTATCCTCTGCTGGCGGGATCAACCGCCAGGTGCACAGCCTGGATGACGTGCAGATCAAGATGGTTCCTGCGGCCCGCATGAAGACAAAGTATGATTTCACGACCGGATGCGTCCCTGCGTCCGACGCGAAGCAGATTAACTTTATCCTCCTGCACCCGTCGGCGGTCATCTGCCGGGATAAATACAGCTATATCAAACTGTTTACGCCTGGCACGGATAGCCGTACAGCCGATGGCTACCTCTATCAGAACCGCAACTACGGCGACCTATTCTTGATCGAAAACAAGGTTGCAGGCGTCGCCATGAACGCGGAAGCCGTGGGCGCTTGAAGGAGGGACTAAAATGAAGGCAACAAAGGGAAACAAGGTCTATACGATCGATCAGACGCAGCAGGAACGTTATGTCAAGGAGGGCTTTGACATCCTCGACGACAGCGGAAAACTCGTGCGGCATGGCGCAGGCAAAACCGTGCCTTACGACAAATTCCAGACGGTGGCCAACGAGAACACCGCCCTGAAAAAGCAGCTCAAAACCGCACAGGAGGCCTTGAAAAAGGTAAAAGAGCAGAAGGATTGATGCAAGGATGCGTTATGTTACGATAGATGACTACATGCGTATCTGCCCGGAAGGAGACGCAACGCAGCAAAATTTGGAATCCGCCGAGTATGACATTGATAGCTTGACCTTCAACCGGATTATCGGTCAAGGATTTGATCGACTGGCGGAGCGGCAGAAGGAGCTTGTGACAAGGGCTGTCTGCTTACAGGCGGATTTTTTGCGCGAATATGGCGAGTTGCTCAGCAATCCGCTCTCCTCTTATGCGATCAACGGGGTATCCATGTCGTGGGATAAATCCATGTTGGTACAGCAGGATGGCGTCAGTACCCTGCGCAGCATTTATGCGCTCTTGCAGCAATCGGGGCTCACCTACCGTGGGCTGGATTGGGGGTGACGCGCTTGAAATGGCCGCAGCTCGTGCCGTCGCAGGCCTGCTGCACACCGATCACCGTGCAGCTGCAAACGGGCCTGAATCTCGACGGTACGCCGAAACAAGAGACCGTTTTTGAAGGCAAATGCAATTACTCCGAGAGATCCCGGCAGGTCATGAACGCCGAACGGCAGTTCATCCAGCTCAATGCCTGCGCGTTGATCCCCGGCGATATTGCACCGGGCCGGGATATCGCTGGCGAGGTGGTTATCCGCGGTGCCGGGGCAGAAACCGTCCGGGTGATCTACAGCGCATCCCGCGCGCGGAACCCGGACGGCACGGTAAATTATACGCAACTGGAGTTGGTCTGATGGACGGCATCCGAATCGAACTTGACTATGCAGCGATCGAAAAGTTAGAAAAGGCAGTTCTGCGCGCGGTGGAGGAAACGGTGGATGAATTGAGGTCAGATGTTGTCAAAGAGCAGGTCATGCCTTATGACAGCGGAGACATGCAAAACAACTCTACTTTCGCCGAAACCTTTCGTTCCGATGGCAAAATCGTGTCCCTGCTCACAACAGACGCCCCGCAGGCCCGCCGCCTGTACTATCATCCAGAGTACAACTTCCAGACCGTCAACAACCCCAACGCTGGCGGCCTCTGGTTGGAGCCTTGGCAGCCTGGTGGCAGGCGTGAGACCTTCGCACAGGATAAATTTGCTGAGTTATATAAAGAGGAGGCAAAGCTGTGACCCTGACCCTTGAACAGGTCGCCGGATGGCTGCTTAAACAAGATGCGGAACTGAATGGCCGTGTGACCGTCGGTGCGATTGATGCGAATCTGGATCGCTGCGTGGGCGTGTACAACGATAACCGCGCATCCGGTGGTCAGCGAATCTGCATCGGCGGCGCGGCCTGCACCCGATACGATTACAAGCAGGCAACACTGCTTGTGCATTGGACAACGAATCCCGTCACGGCAGAAAAGAAGGCCGCAGAGCTGTATGAATCGCTCTACGGCCTGTCTCACATCGAGATGGGAGGCGTGCGGGTGGTTGCCGTAGACCCTGGCGCTGCTCCGGTTCCCGTTGGACGGGATGTAAAAAAGGTATATGAGTACGTGATTCATTTGAAAATTTGTTACGAAAGGAATGATGTTTGATGCCGAAAACAGGCGTGTTCCCGGTCTTTGATAACAAATTCAAGATTGGGAAAGATGGGAGAGCCAGCGAAGACGATAGCATGGTGCCGATTGTGGAAATGACGAGTTTTTCCGTCTCGATTGACGGCAACGTGCAGGAATGGACGCCGATGGATGCGGAAGGCTGGATGAAGCGCATGACAACAGGCAAGGCACTGACGGTATCCCTCTCCGGCAAGCTGTGCCCCGGTGATCCAGGCAACGATTATGTCGCAGGCCTCGCATGGAAATCCGGCACGGACTGTGATACGAAATTCGAGTGGGAATTCCCTTCCGGTGCGAAGCTTGCGTTCGACGCAGTGGTCAGCGTAACCGCGATCGGCGGCGGCGAAAGCACAGATGTAGCTCCCTTGGAGTTCGATGTGATGACGCATGGAAAGCCGACATACACGCCGGCGCCGGAAGTGGGATAAAAAAGAGGCCCCATTTTTGGGGCCTCGATGGCTATATATTTTGATTCCTTTTTTGTTTTTTCTCATATCGCGCAATTCTTTTAGAAAAGTTTTTAATGTCTAGTCCGTGAGAAATGGCTTTGTTACAAACTTCGACCGCTAGATCGTATTCTCCTAAATGGTCATAGATGATCGCCAAACGTTCAAAAAAGCCGTCGGGCCGAAATCCGTGGGCTGCGATAGAATTGATTTCCTCATCTGCCTGTTCTTTGTCAGTGTTATGTACGCATTGGGCCATTTGCCGGATATATTCCTGCTCTATCTCTGAATAGTGCTCAATATCCAGTTTACATAGTTGAATGCACTTATTTAAGTAGCACGCATCTACATCTCTAAAACGATAGTAAAACTGTAGCAAGTCATACATTGCATAATGGGCTTGCACTAGATTCGTACATTTTTTGAGACCGTCCAGGAGATCCTTCTCCGCTTGGCTATCAAAAACCGGCTTAGGCTTCGTCCTTTTTAATGCCTCATCCCAATCGATTTCTTCCTTTTGCAGGGATTCGATAAGGCGTAGTGATGCCGTGGGCAAACGGCTTTTAAACGGATCAAGCTTTGCAAAGAAGCTTGCAACCCGTCTCTTTCTCCCTGTTTCTGTTTTTAATTTTGAAGCGCTGTCTATCATAGCTTCCCATGATCGATGTAAAAAATCGTTGACGAGATGAGGATACTCACCTTCGTATTCTTTCAGCTGTTCAGAAGGATAGGGTTGATAAAAAGGATAGGCACTTTCGTTTTCAACTTCTGTTAGAAATTTAAGCCCTCTTATAAGAAGATCGTAGTTTTCAAAAAATTTATCTGGATTCACGGTTGCAACAAGCCAATGTTTATAATTTGCAATATCACAAAATAGTAAATAGATATAGTTATCGAAATCTACGCCATTGTGCGAAGTATAGGCAATCAATAGTTATCCCCCTAACTTTTAGTGCTGTTTGAATCTTCATGAAAACCGACGTTTTATTCCGATGCGGCAGCGCGATTTGAAAGGAGTGCAGCAGAAACAAGTACCTTAATACTGACAGCTAGTTTTGTGTGGTCAAGAGAGATATCAGTTATTTCGCGAAATCTCAGCATAAGCTCAGGCTTTAAGCTAACAACTGCGTTTATCTGAGTTCCGGGGTCAGGGGCAATATAAAATGTCACGAAGCCTGGGTCAAACCCAATATCTTTCAGCGTTACGTCAACATCCAATTCAATAAAAGCAGTAATAATTTTAATTGCTTCTTGCTTTAAAAAAGATGCAGTTTTATCGGAAATAAGGAGTTCAGAATTTAACTGGGATGTATTTTTAGGGGAATAATTCGTTTGTGTGCTACTATTGGCCCCAGTGGCGCTGCTTTCTGCTAGTGACCCCTCTTCGTTTTCTGCTATTTGTTGAGCTGATTTATGAGATAGATGCCTGCCGATACTCGTCTTAATCATGGAGAAACTGGAAGGCTTCTTTTGGGGGTAAAATTTCGTGTAAATCCTGATTATTATAAAGACAAATCCAAAGTTTACCAGAAACGTTATAATCAAAGTAATCGCATCAGCCGGGCCGGTTATAGATGTTTCAGAGAGCATCGCGGCCGACACAATAATAACGAACAAAAAACCGATGGACCAGCGATCTATATATTTGTGGGCAAAATTTGAAATTGATGTAGACATATTTGTTTTTGTAGGAGTTCCGCAAAGGGGGCAGAAATTTGAATCGTCTTTAATCTCGGCTTTGCATTTTTTACATTTCAAGACAAAATCCCCTCTCATATTACATAACAAATGTAACACAAGAGGGAGATTTTGTAAAGATTTCAACCCACAGGCCCGCGAGGGGTGCGATCATTCACTCTGGTAGATAAAAGCGGAATCCCACCATTTCAATCCACGCCCCCCCGCGGAGGGAGCGACCCTGCCCGGCCCCAATAAGACGCCGGTTGCACGGATTTCAATCCACGCACCCGCGAGGGTGCGACCACCAAGACCATTGAGGCCGGTTACACCGAAAAGATTTCAATCCACGCACCCGCGAGGGGTGCGACTGAAAGGAATCGATACACCCCGGTTCACCATATAATTTCAATCCACAGGCCCCTCGCGGAGCCTGACAGCAAACACAGCCAATCGCTTGTCTGTCTTTACTCCTTTATTACAGCATATTTTACAGGAATTTGCAAGCATCCGACACATACAAAACGCCTGTAACGGCAAAATTTTAAAAAGCAGGCGCGAACCTCCCGGCGGTTTCGTGTTCGCTCGGGGTTCGCACCTATAAGTTCATTGCGATACATGCTCTAATAGGTCGCCCGGTTGGCAATCAAGCATTTCGCAAATCCGTGAAATGTTCTCCCAAGATACGAGTTCGCCCTTTCTCAGCAGTTGTATGGTACTTTCTGATAGTAGTTTGTCCCTTCGTAGTTTGTAGGTACTAAATCCACGCTCTTTTAATGCAGATAAAACATCAATCTTATAAATTACAGGCATACTATTCTCCTTTCTGTGGACGCAAACCGCCAAATCTCCACAATATAAATTATATATTAAGCATACACTAAAATCAAGTGTACTAAATGCACAAATTATACACCTAAACTTAGTGCATAAAGTCAATAGACATACACTGGTATTAGGTGTATACTATAGTCACAAGGTCAGGAGAGAACGGCGGCAAGACAATGCCGCACCGAAGTCAAGTCAATATCCCCGTGAGGATGAACATGATCTGTGAACAATAGTCGGGAAGATTACTTGACCGTTCTCTCCACCCTGAACGAGCAGCGGGGCAACCGAGGCGAACCGGGGCAGCCATGTGAGCCGAACGTATACCCGGCAATAGGCAAAGGCTGGCGCAAGCCCAACCGCTCCCGCTGCACCAATACACGGAAGGAGAACGAGCATGAGCACAAACGAATTGAGCGCCAAACTGCGGAAGCTGAAAAAGCTTCAAGTATTTTTGCTGGCTTGTCTTTGGTAATAGCGATTTATCCTTTGGCTAATCCTAATGAAGCGACCCCACCTAAAACGAGTATCTCGGCAGAATCTCAAAGCACTCAAGCCCGTGCATCATCAGAAGCCCAAGCAGAGAACGGCATTCTCAATAAAAAAATTGAAGATCTTGAAGAATCATACGCTGTAATAGAAAAAGAAAACAATGACTTAAAAAACAAATTGGGTACCCAAGATTCCATCGAGACCCAATTAATTAACAGAGCACCCGTATCATATATAGATGATTGCTGGATCGAGCATAACGTTAAAGATAGTAAGGGAAACATCTATGACATTGCCTATGCTTTCGAAAATAATGGGTCGATTGAGTTTAAATCTGAATCTACTAAAAATTTTACTGCAACATTTTTCACGCCCCCTGACTTTGAACATAGTGTAGCAATTGATTTTTGGAGTGGAACTAATCACAGAAGATACACACTCGACAAAAATTCCGGAGCACACACTTTTTTTCATGAGGCCGACGATTCAGGGGAAATAACAATATATGTATCGAGTAGTGAAAAAGGATTAATCTGCTATCTTGCCGATCCTCAATTCATCTCAGTAGAAAGTGAAAGCAATCCTTAAGCCTTAATACAACACAAGCGTCTATCTCAACCGAGGTAGGCGCTTTTGTTATATAAAAAAATCATGTTTGGAGGAATCAAATCATGGGAAAACTCTACACACTTGATCAGAAGCTGCTCACCAACACGCCGGAAATCCGAATCGGAGAGAAAATCTACCCGATCGACGACCGGACAAAAACGGTTATGAAAGTAAC